CGTGTACTGTGTCTTTCCGTCCTCACCGTCTTTTCCCGGGATTCCTTGCGATCCGTCTGCCCCCTTAATCAGTGACCACGTATACTTCGTCGGGTCTGTGCTGTCGGCTTCCACGAAGTCCACGTACATGCCGATATATTCACGGTTTCCGTCAGATACCGAAAAGTCTGTTTTGCCATCCGCACTGTTGGCATAGGCAAGGTGCGTGTACTGTGTCTTTCCGTCCTCACCGTCTTTTCCCGGGATTCCTTGCGATCCGGCGTACTGTTTCGCAAGTGAGAACTGTTTCGATACGACAAGGTTATTTAGATATGCCGCCTTGATGTTCACCCATCCACTGTCTGCGGTCAGTCCGGTGACGGTGTATGTCTTATTTTCCTTGTTCCAGTTTCCCTGTACGTTCTGGGACGTCGTAATTGTGTACGTACAGTTATCTGTAATATCCTGCGTGCCGTACATGACGGTCGCTGTTGTGGTACACTCCGGAAACTCTGTATAGTTGCCGTCGCTGTCAACTGGGATTCCCTGATAGTCGTTATCAAGCTGCATGGTCATGTTTCTGGCCAGAGCTGCCATGTTCTCAACATCTTCAATCTTTTCATCAAGTGGCTTACCGCCGATCGTCACGCAACTTCCGTCAAGAGTAACTGATCCGGTGTCCATGTCTGCTTCAAATATCGCATTTCCGCTCTTGTCTCTTACGACGAGTGTTCCTGCGTTAATATAATCAGCATTAATGCCCTCCGCATAGAGCAGTCTGGTTATTAATTCGCCAGTCACCGCAAAGCCGTAAGGATACGTTTTTCCACCATCAATCGACACGGCAAACGCCTCCGCCGTCAGTTTCCAGATTATGTTAGATTCTGCTATGGTCGGCTTGTTGTGCATATAGTATATGATACTGCCATCCTGTTGTGGCTCCTGCGTCATATACAGGCCGCTCGAAGAATTGAGTGTTTCAGCTAATCTCCGTATAGCCTCTTCTCTTGCGGACGTTTCTTTTCGGACCATCTGGCGTGCCGCAACTATAGCTTTTGTGCTATTCCCGTAAAAATCACTACTGCCTCTGATCGGATCATCAGCCTGTGTCTTAACTGTAGTCAGGCCGCCTACATTTCCGGAAACGTCTGTCAGAGGAGTAAGGTACTTATTCCCTAATCGGTCGTAAGTGTATACCATGTCGCCAAACTCGACGAGCGGGTTGTATACCAGATCGCCTTCAAGATTCCGGAATCGTGCCCCTACAATCTGCTCGCCGATAATATTTGCCACTGTCTGAAGCTGATCGGTATCAATCAGCTCGTTCTCAAGTTCAAGGACGTATCCTTCCTCTCCGTACATGCCGGAATAATCAGTATTAGCATCGTCGTTTGACTGCCCGTTCATTACCTTGATTCCAGTTATGACTATATCATCACTGGAAAGCGCAGGTGGGTTCGCATAGGCCATCAATCTCTGAACGTCACTGCCTGGGCCGGATGTGAGAGCCAGGAATCCCTCTGCGTTAATAGTCCATCCTGGCAGAGAAACAAAACCGTCGGTATCAATAGACGGGTTAGCATCGCCGAAATGAACAAAACCATCTGTATCCACAGTCGCGGCATTGTCAGATTCCATTTTCCCAAAATCCCATTTTACAAACTGGAGATTCCCGGAATAATCAATCCGGGCATTCGCAGACTCAACCATAGCCGCATATCCGAACAACTGGCGAAACGTCATACTGTCAGGAACGCTTCTTATTATAATATCGCCATGGTCCATGGTCAGATTCATACCTATGCCGACAGTCTTACAAGCATCTCTGACAAGGTTAATGAGCGACTGCGGCAGTTTTAATCCGCTGGTATATGTCTTATTCGCCTTATACATATCATCCAGCGCCGTAACATTGATGATATCTGAGTATTGCTCTGGCGTAGTGACCGTATAGACTCCCTTGTCAATAGTTTCAATGATGTCTTTCGTAGCTGCCTGTGTTGCGATGATAGGATCACCGGTACTGTCCAGAATCGGGTTATAACTTTCGTCCAGCAGCGTGCTTACAGACTCCGGTGCCGCATACGACGTCTGAAGCTTCAGATAAGCATGAATCTTAGCTCCGTAAAAGTTGTAGTTCTTCCACTGCTCCTGATCGTTATTAATACTCAGCGTCAGCGTTTTACAGACAGTAACGCCGACTGGAAAACTGCTGCTATCTGCACAGTCGGAAAATCCGTTGTCGCCGTTCATGATATCTTTATTAATGGTCTTTTTTGTTCCGTCAGGAAAGGTGATATCCACTACCATTCTGACTGGTTCACCAGCTTCAAGTTTTTCTCTAAATGCGTTGCTTACGTTAATCACAGTGGATTCACCCCCGTCATGTTAAATTCTAGCGATGATAGTATTTTTCTGTCATCTGATAATTCTCCGATAGCTATGTTTTGTGTCTGCCCTACGTAGAACGGAGCGTCTCTCCAAACTCCGTAATATGGCGAGAAATAATGAAGCGTAAATTTATAACCTTTTGCCACCATCTGCAAAATCTTGGTTGCCTCTGCCATCGGGAGATCGCTAGCCTTGTACGTATACTGTTCTACGGTAAACATCGGTGTAAAGTAACCTACACCGTATTGCGTCCTCTGGCTGGATTCCGTGTAAGTCGTGGCAAAGGAGAGCGCAAGGTCTTTATCCGGTTGCCAAATTACTGTTCCATTGATTTTGTATTTTTCCATAACGCCATCCTTTCTATGCCATTTCAAACGGGTTTTTGCCGCTTGTATCTCGTCTCATCTGCGCTTCTTTCATCATCTCGTCAAACAGCGTCCTGCGGTTGATCTGAGCTGTAAATTGCCAGCTTCCACCGCCAGCCTGTCGTCCTGCTGTTTCTTCCCGGACGATCTTTCTGAGCAGAGCTTCCGGTGTCTCGATGTTGTTACCCTGCTTCTGGTCGCCTAAGACCGCAAGGAACTCGCTTCTTGGTGGAATGACTGCGCCTTTAGCCAAATACGGAACTGTCGGAACTCTTGGGAAAGTAGCTTTAAACCCGATAGTCTTTGAGCCGAATGGAGTCGGTACTTTCCATGGGCCGAAAGAGAATGCTGATTCAATCGCACTAACAACTCCGTTTACTTTGCTGATAGCGCCATTTACAACACTTATGATATTGTTCAGAACAGACCTGATAGCATCTCTCATTCCGTTAAATACATCGACTACAGTGTTTTTGGCGGATGTGAATTTATCAACAATAGCGTTCTTGATTCTTTTAGCAAAGCCACTAACAGTAGACCATATAGCATTCCATTTCTGATGCGCGCTGGCTTTTATGTTCCCCCAAATGGTCGTCATTTTGGTAGCTAGACCTCTGAGTTTATTCCCAATATCCTCAACAAAACGCCTTGTTTTATTAGAAATCCAATTCCATACCTTTCCAGCCATTTCTTTGATTTTGTCCCAGTTTTTGTACAGTAATACACCAATCGCAATACATGCGCCGACTGCAAGAACAAAGACTCCACCTGGTCCGATAGCTGTTGCAATGGCTTTGATACCGCCCATGATGCCGCCTGTACCAGTCATTAACGAGATAAGCCCCTTTGCGGCCATAGCGATTCCAGACACGTTTTTAATGATTATCGACGCCAATCCTGCAATCTTCGCCGCTGCGAACGCCCCGATCAGGGCCGCACCGAACACTTCAACGATCGACTGATGATCGGCGAGAAACGTAGTTACTTTTGACACCAGATTAATCACTGTCGGAAGCCCTACCTCAATGACCCATTTTAGCATCGGGAGGACAATGTTGTTGTAAATCCATTCAAGTACATTTCCAATGGATTCCAGAATTGGTGCAAATGCACTTGTCAAATTACTGATAGATTCCAACAATGGATAGAAATCCAAGTTCGCCGCCCATGTCGCCGTATCTGCGGCAATCCTCTCAATGAACTGCATAACTACCACAAGAGCATTTGCAATATTCTGGATAATCTGCGTTCCGACATTATTCTTGTTCCATGCGTCAGCAAAACCGGAAGCAATATTTCCAATAGTTTTAAGCACATTCTGAGCAATCCTCAGCATGGTTGTAAGCATTGTCGTACCTGTGCCATTTGTCCAGACTTCTACAAGGCTCCTGCCTACACTCTTAGCGAGCTTTGCGATTCCCGACAAGGCTATCTGCGCCGCACTAATGGTGTTCTTGCCCTCTTTTTCCCAAGCGTCCTGAAATGGTTTCCAGAGCTTTTTTAAGAGCTTCGCAAGCTTTTCAGCTGATTTGCTGATTTTATCCAGAGCGGTTTCACCCTCTGCTACTTTTCCATAATCAACGCTCCCGACAGCTCCGGCTAGACCACCAGGGCTTCCTCCTGATCCTGTTCCTGAGGACGGGACTTTACTTGCTGTTGACGATGTATTCTGAGTTGAATACCGATTAATCTCATCAAGTGGACTCAGATATCCGTTCGCAGCTTTGGCTGCGTCTTTTGTTGCATCGGCTACATCTTCTGTAGAATCCGCAAGCTTGCTGGCGTTGTCTGCCGCCTGTCCATAAGCGTCTGCCGTATCCTGCACGCCGCTTGCATCGCCTGTGAGACCTGCTCCACTTCCACTTGTCTGACCAGAGGATTTCTTACCGGTGATTAATTCCGTAAAGGATTTAAAAGCATTGGCTAACGTTGCCAGCTTACCGAGCAGAACATTAATTACTTTCAGAATAGGTGTAAAAATATTAATCAGTCCCTGTCCGACTGTTGCCTTGAGAGACTGTAACTGTAATTGCATAACTCTGACCTGGTTTGCCCAGCTGTCAGAAGTACGGATGAAGTCTCCAGATGCGGCAGATAGCTGCTTCTGCACAAAAGCCAGACGGAGAGCCACTTTTTCCTGTTCTGTCATTTCAGATGTGGTTTTTCCGTAGCCATTGGCAAGTGCATATTGATCAAGTGCCGACTGGCTCATTACCACGCCAAGATCTTTCAATGTTTCCGTTTCACCTGTAAACACCGATTTCAGCTTGATGTAAGCCAGGTCTTGCGAAATGTTATAAAATGATGCCACATCACCAGTCAGCTGTGTCAGAGCTGTTGACATGTCGTAAGCCTGTGCTTCAGAGAAACCGAACGACTTAGACATTGCTCCGAACGTACCGACATACCGTTTTGCCATGGTTTCTGACAGCCCGGCAGAGGTCATGGCATTCTTTGCAAATTCATTGACCTTGTCGGACATGGTGGTAAATGTAACATCGACCACATTCTGAACTTCTGTGAGGTCGGAACCAAGCTCCACACATTCTTTCCCAAACTGCGCTAATTTTCCGACAGCAAACGCCCCGCCAATCAGCAGACCGATTTTCTTTACAGCACCCCCAAGGCCGTTAAATGACTGTTTTATAGCTGATACGCCATTTCGGACACCGGTTGTATCCATTCTGGTATCAATAATGACTGAGCCATCAGCAGCCATACGTCCACCTCCTAACTATTTGAGGTTCAACATCTCATTCAACTTATCTTTATAAGCTTGCTCTTCTTCGCTGAGACGTGTTTTTATGTCAATTGTGTTTTTATTTTCTTGATAGAATTTCTTTTCCCATTTATCCAGGCGTTCGCCTTTTGCCTTTTTTGACCGGATCCCGACAACTGTATTAAATAGGCATTCCCCAGATTCCATAAAGTAGCCAAAAAACGTCCACCAGTGCATATACGGTACGGCTCTGATTTCTTTACCAGCAACCTTGTTTACCGCCGGCACGATCATATCTCCATCCTGTTCCCAGTCCATCAAACGAGGTTTTGGGTGATTTGGATTATCGTCCAATTGTCCGCAGTCGATGAACTCCGATGCTTTCTGGCAAGCTTCGTCCCAGCACTCAGACGGTATGCTTTGCCAGTCCTCAAACAGAATCTGCAACATAACAACTGCTTTCGCCTGCTCGTCCAGTTCTGGGTCATTCATGGCTATGAGAATATCAATAATCGCTCGAAAATCGGTTCTAATAGAAAAATCCACCCCACTGATGTTTAGTGAGGTGGGAAGCTCATAGGCGGTCATTTTGTATACTTCTCCGTATACTTATTAACTGCTGCCTGCATTTTCTTTTTTCTCTTTTCGATTTCCGGTGAAATTGCTTCTGCGATTTTATCCAGAACAATGTAAGCGAATACCTGACCATTTCCGAAAACAGTAGTTGCCGTGATCGGTTCCTTGAACAGGTTCTTTGATGCTTCGTATCCGAGCAGGTAGTTGATCTTGTCTTCAATCTGTTTATTGAGTTCCGCCATCTCTTTACCAGAAGTGACTTTCTGAATAGAATCTTTGAGCTGCTCAAAATATTCTGTCAGTTCCTCTGCACGTGCTGCTACATTAATGTCCGTCGGATTAAGTTTGAAAGAAGAAAAAACTTCATCTTCATTGTTGGTGAATGTAAAAATGAGAATTCCATCATCAATTTTTGTATTAATTACTTTTGCCATTTAGCATGTCCTCCTTGTATATGTGCTTATTCGCTGTCGGCTGTGAACGTACCGGAACTAATATCAAACTTTCCTTTTACACGTTCGCCAACATAGTTGACGGTAAACGGAATCTGATAGCCGGATGTGTCACCACCGTAGGAGGTCGGCACAACGTAGCAGTCCTGCTGATATGCTTCATACTTGCCTGCTGTAGCTTCTGTCCAAAGGTGAACCTCAACTGCTTTTGTCTTGAGGTTATCGTCTTTGAGACGTCCATCTACGATCTTCTGTAATGCCGTGAACAGATCAGAAGTAGTGTCTGCATAGAACGGATCAGCGTCAGAAGAAACTTCGTAGCCGTTATGTTTGAATGTGGATTCTCCAAGAATGTTTTTAGATGTTTCGGTATCTGGATTGAGTTCTACGTTATACTCTTCCAGATCTTTTCCAAGACGTTCATACTTCGGTGTCAGTCCTCCACAGAGAGAACCTGCATCGATATAATGAGCCATATATTTACGGTCAATCTTGCCTGTAACTGCCATAGAAATATCCTTTCTGCCTATAACTTTTAAAAGGCTGTGTAGGTTAGCGGCTATCTCTAATTGATAGCCGGTTGTTACTCGTTATATTACTTCATATGTGTTTTCATAGCGCACTGACAATGGCAATAACCAGTCCTGCACGCCACTCTCCTGTGGCTCTAAACCATATGAGTTATCGCGTGTGATACGTTTTATCACTCGCCCCTGAGAAAGCTCAGGAAACGCATTTAAACGTGTCTCAGAGCCATTTATGGTAACTGGTTCTCGGCATATCCATTTACCGAGATTGTCAAGGAACTTCTGAACAGATAGTTTCTGCCTTTCTTTGTCAGATGCTGTACGATATACCACGTAAAATGGGTACTGACAAATTTGGTGCATTATTCCGCAAACATCTTCTTTTTCTGAATAGACCAACGCTCCGTTATCTGCCGAGAACGCAATTCCCGATTCCTTGCCAAGTTCTTCAAATTTGATTGTTTCATTTTCGTATAGTCCTGGATACTGATTCAGAAGTGCTTTCATGGCATCTGTCAGGATTTCATATCCAGTTGCATCTTTTCCAATAGGCTTATCTGCCATGTCTGCCGCCTCCTGCCTGTGCTTTTACTTTGCGAATCCATGTGCTACCATATTGTCGTTTAGCGGCGTCGAACCACTTTGCCTGTGCCTGCGGGTGTGCCTGCTTGGTGTATTCAAGATTTTCCTTTGCAGCTGTCCGACCAGAGAACTGACTGACAAGGACTTTCTTTGCTTCACGTCTTGCATAGGGGCTTCCGGTCAACTCGTCAACCATTCCTTTTCCTTCATACAGAAAACGCCCATAAGGAGCCGCCGCTGCACACACAAGTCCAGTTCCTTGCAAGGATGTACTTTTAATTCTTGTTTGGTTGATAAAGTCCCCTGTAATCATCGGCATAAATGGAACCATACTGTCCATGACCATTCCGTCAAGGAGATATTGAGCTTCTTGGTACTGCCTGGAGAATCTGTCCATATTTAGCTTTATTTTCATATCTCCATCAACTACGGAGAACCCTTTAAAATGATGAATTTTACTCATATTACTTACCCAAAATCTCAAAATGCGGAATCAGTGTATACGGACCGCCTACACTGGTAATCTTAAACACGTTATCCTTATTCTCATTCATGTACTGGTAGAATCCATTTCGATAATCACTGTCAGATACCGTTCCACCATTCCACTCACCCTCCCAAAAAAATGACTCGTCCGAGAATGTGATAGTGTCTTCCAGAGCGTTGTTAATCTGCCTTTTCCACTCTTTAGGCGGCACCCATGGAAGAATCTTGCCGTCTCTATCGGTAATGGTTATGTCACCATTCTGGGCAGTGTATCGAACGTGTAACTGTGCGTTGTCAGTTGCGTCTGGCCCGTACTTTTTAAGGATTGCCCCTTTGTCCGTAATGAGGTCAACGCCGGATAAAACATGAGGATACCAGTACGCATCTCCTGTCGTGGCTGATTCGTAATAATTAAAAATCGTCACCGTTTTTTCGTACATGATACCCTCCTATCCTTCACATATTGCTTTTTGAAAATCTGTCGTGGAATGCCTTGATTCTAACAATATTACCTTTGCATTCTTCCGGCACTTTCCCGTAAAAGACAATGCTTTCTGGGTGTAATCGTTCAATCATAGCATTATAGCCGGAAAGAAATAGTTCTTTCTTTTTCTTGCTATTCATGCAGCCAACTGAAGATACCGCCACTGTTCCACCCTCTGGTTCTCCATCAAAACACCAATCGTACTGCTCTTTTTTTGAATTCACTCGCAGACATATTCAGCGGAGTAGGCTGTGGCGCACCACCTATTCCAATCTGATAGTAGTGCCGCCCGTTCTTGTTTGAGAAATAATACCTCGTTGTTTCACCATTTTTGATTACATCAAGTCCGCTGGTTCCGCTGGAACTTAGTCCACTACTTCCACCACGTCCACCCATAAAATCACTCTTTCTGCACTGTCTGCTTAATAACCTGATTCACACCAGTAGCCGACAATCCGTTAAACATACCGACCGCAACCGCTGTGATATAATCCGTTGCCGGGAAGTCCGGGATAACTCCCATTCCGACTGCTCCGAGAATTCCACCAATAACCGCCATGATTACTGGAATCCATTCATCAGAGATTCTTTTTGATGCTTTGCAGCCCATTCCTACGATATAGCAAATTATAACGATTGCTATACATGAGCCTAATGTTGAAATGTCCATTATTTATCACCCCTTAACGCCTGAATAGCATTCATAAAATCAGCTGTATTTTTAGCCATTTTCTCAACATTTTCAGGCTTTTTAAGTTCTTCAATAGTTTCACGGAATGCCTGCTTTACTTCGGGATTTTCTCTGAATATCTTTTTCATATTTTCCCTTGAACATTCAAGGCAAATGTCGGTACTCCAATGTGGCTTAAGTTCTTTTCCGCACTGTCTGCATTTCATACTCACACCCCCGCATAAAGAATCGGTATTCCATCATCCGTCCTTACTCCCATCAGAAGCGGCAAAGCTGTCTTTAAGAGCAAGTCGTTCGTTTTCTGCACATCTCCGGCGGCAGCATACACCGCACTCCATTCCTTTGCACTTGCCCCAATTTGCTGTGGCGTTGCGTAAGAGATGGATTCACTGCCGGAAGACACAGATGTTACAATGCCTGTCGTGCTACCACCGGACCCGATTGCGGTTGACGTACCGCTCACAGCGGCATTGGTAGCATTCTTCTCAGCAAGTTCAATCTGATACATTAATTCAGTCAATGAACAGACCGCCTTTTTGATACGTTTTTGCGAACGTTCGTTTGTTGGCAGTCCGTCCACCAACCTGTCAAACGTCATTGTGTCCACAAAATCACTGGCTCTTTCTGCCAGTCGTGGAAATTCGGTTTCTGGCACGACATTGCCGAATGATTCTGTATAGAATTTATAATCTGCATAAGCCATGCCAGTTACCTCCTACATTTATGATTTTGCTGTTACAGTCGCACTTCCGGCATTCAGTGCTTTGTATGTTCCGTCACACTCAACTACTGTGATCTTCTGTTCAGTTGCCGCCTTAATGTCAGCTTTTCCGTCCCAAGAAGTCCAGTTTCTGAGGTTCTGGCCATATCCGACAGTTACTGCATCTGCTGCAACTTTGTATTTATATACGTTGTTGGCATTTTCCTTAGTCGGATTTACGGTAATTTTTGTATCACCGCTTGCTGTTCCAGCCACGGAATTTACTGTCAGAGTGCCAAGCGTTGGTGTCTCATCAATGGTGATTACTGCGATTGCGTCAATGTACTCCGCAAAAAGAGTAAGTCCCATAACCGCAAACGCCTCAGACACTGCTGTGTGATAGTTGCCCTGAGTATGGAATCCGATCAGGTTTGTCTCACCGGAAACGGTATACACAAGACCTGCTCTTGCGAAGTCAGATTCGTTCGGGTCAACATAGTAAAGTACGATGTTCTCGACAGGAGTAGCGATAACCTGTCCACGTGGGATCTCACTGTCAGATAACAGGAAGATTGTGTTGAATCCCATGAAATCTTTCATGTACTGGAAACCGAACTGATTCTGAATAGTAATCTCAGCTGCTCCAAGGTATTCATATACGTCCAGAATATTGACAAATCCAACAACGCCAGTCACATTCCTGTGCATCTGTTTGAATTTGTTTTCTACTCGACCCTTGGCCATCGCCAGAGCCATCTGGAATGTTGTTTCTGTGGAAGTAAGTGTACCGGTTTTCAGATAATCGTAAAATCTGCCGGTAACGTCAGTCTGAAGCTGGAAAAGGAATTCATCATCGGTCATCTGAACGGCGTTCTCATAACCGTGATCCTTGATTGCTTCGATAGATACAGCCTTTGCGTACTTCTCAATGGTCATTTCCGCATAGTTCTTTTCTTTTACAGTAAACTTGCTGTAAGGGATTTCCTCGCCCTCACCGACAAGTCCGCTCTGCAAAGTACCCTCTGCGTACTTGGACTTGAGTACAGCACCCGGCTGTTTTTTGATAGGTCTCATGATACCCAGAATATCACGTAAGTGCTGCCAGTTTCTTTCAAATCTGGTAACGAAGTCAATCTCGCGTGCTGTGACCTGAATATCATTCGTAATGATAAGATTAGCTTTTGCTGCCATATAAAAAATCCTTTCTACCCATAATTGTTAAGGTATTGGGTTAGCGGCTATACTCTGGTGTATAGTCGGTGTAAAAAATCACTGGAATAACTGGATGTTCTGAGCGATCGCCGCCTGTCTCTCAGACGGGTCTTTGATTGCTTCGATATCTTTCTTCGTCATGCTTCCCGGTGTCTGCTGATGTCCAACGTGAGTGGTAAATCTTGCCTGTTGCTGCTGAGCCTGCTGCTGAGATTCATCTACAAAAGCGGATGCGTCAGACTGCTTCATCTGTTCGATCAGATCGTTCAACCCAAGGATTTTGCCGTCTTTCAGCTTAAGACCTGCTTCTTTGATGTCTGCCATGACTGATTTCTTTGCCGCTTCGCTTGAAAATTTAACATCATCGAGTGCTGCTTTGAGTGCGTCTGAGAAATCACGGTCATAGATCTTTGCATTAAATTCTTTTTCTGCATCTGCCGCTTTCTGTTTCCAGGTCTCTAACTCACTTTTAACATTTGCCGGGTCAATACCGTCAAAGCCTTTTAAGGTTTCTTCTGCTGTCTCAGCACGTTCTTTCCAGCTGTCTCTCTCTCCTTCGACTTTTGACAGAGTTTTCGCTACTTCTTTAGCATTCTTATAATGTTCAGAGAGTGCTTTCTTCACATCTGCCTGCTTGTCTTCCGGGATTTCAATTCCAAATGATTTTAATGTGTCAATAAGTTTCTGCATAACGTCCTCCTGGTCGTGTTTATTGACCTGCCGCCGCAGGTAAGTGGATTAAGCCAGTTAGACCACTGGCAGGGTAATCGGAATGGCAGGAATCGAACCTGCGGCACGTAGTTTATACATTGCTCTGCCACTGAGCTACATTCCATTAACCCGGATTCCCGGGTTAGCAAGGTGTTTAACGTGTCATGCCTGCCACGAGTTGTTTCGGGCATCCATCCGCCCATTTACCTTTTACAAGGAGGTGCACACTGTCTACATGATCGCATAGACAGCGATGGTACGCGTCGGAAATTGCATCCGCTTTTCAACCTCATGCTTCTTATGTGACAATCCGGTCACTGCATTTTCTATTAAGGACACGCACCCGTGAAAGGAGGAATCAATGAAAAAAAATGTCTATGTCAAGTGGCGGCAACCACTTACGAATCTTCCCTATGAATATATTTTACCACAAAGTATCCCAAAAGTTGTGGTACATGTTTTAACTAATTAGAGCATATCCCGGAGCTTTTCCACGTATCTTTTAACAAGATCACGTTCTTCCCTGCACTCTGCATCCTTGGACATATCGCTCATTTCTGTAGTAAGCTCGTCAAGGTGTTCTTCCAATGCGGCAAGCATCTTCCTCTTGCAGTCCTCAGATTTGCCGGAACGATAGCTCTGTTTCTGCGTCATATAGTCGTCATAAGCATCTCGTCCGTCAGAACGGCTGTAATGCCCTCTGACGTAATGTTCGCCCCGTCTGGCATAAGAGCTACCTCTGTCGTAATCCGGCATCATTCTGCCATCATTTGAGCTGTATCTCCCCATGCTGTCGCGTTTTCTTCCGCGTTCGCTGTAATCGTCATTGTATCCGCCGCCACGCATCTCATCAAGGACAGTGTTGTAGTACTCTACTTTCTTATCCCAGTACTGCGTATTCTTGATATCTTTGTACATGTCAATCAGCTTATATGTCATATCCAGATTTCCGGTGGTCAGTCCGTTATCAGCGATTTTGGACAGTTCATCTTCGATTCTTGCACATAAGTCTTTAATGTCTCTCATAATCACACCTCCTACGCTTCTCTGGTCACAACAATGTTTGCATTCGCAACAGAAACAGCCTGATCGCTCGTGTTCTCTACTGCGATATTAACGCAACATCCGCGAGGTACATCAATATAGATACCAGAGGACACATTGTTGTACTGGTCTACTGCTGCCGGTGTGGAAATCATTTGTGAAGATAATACCGGTTCGCCAGAGATTGCAATAGCCAGAGAAATAGCTCCGACAGTGCCGCCTGTTGGAATTGCGATATTACCAGAAAAATCCACGAAGAATCTTGCTTTACACTGGTTGGTCAGTCCTCTCAGGGTGATGATTCCGCTTCCCTCTCTGTGCTGAATACAGTTAGAACCTTTGTCCCTGCATTCTGGCTGTCGATAATGTCTCTTGTGTTGCTGTTCATGGTGTTCTGCAATGCACAGGTATTCTGTGCCATGTTGTAGTTTATGCCCTGGATTGCTTCTCTGGTTTCACAGCAGCAGTTTGCAAGCTGTGCCTGGAGTGCATTGGTATTCTGCATATTTGCTACAGTGTCAGCGTTAATAGCCTGCTGGATGCCGAAGCCGGTCTGCATGATGTTTGTGTTGATTCCGTTAAATCCGGTAAGCATACCATTATTCATGGCATAAAAGCCATCACAGAGGCCACTATTGATCCCGTCAAGTTTGCTAATTACTGCGGAGTTATCGAATCCTCTCTGAATGTCTGCCTGAGTAGCTGCTGTGGCTGCATATCCGCCGCCGTTGCCGTTATTGCCCCATCCGTTGTTTCCCCATCCAAAGAAAGCAAAAATGAATAAAACAATAATCCACCAACTACCATCTCCACCAAACATGCCGTCATTATTTCTACCGTTTCCAGTAGCAGCGGCAATATCTGCTAAGCTATAATTTCCATCCATAATATAATCTCCTTTTTGTATATTTACATCAATCTGGCCAGATTGTAATGTACTATTTCATTCCTTTCAACATGTGCTGGAATTGCCCTGCCATCTGCTGAACCTGATTAAGTTGCTGTTGAGAAATCTTTCCAGACTGTAACATCTTCTGGATTTCTTCCTTCGGGTCTCCCTTAAAATTCTGTTTGAACTGCATAAACTGCTGTATCATCTGCATCGGACCGTTACCCTGTGGCATCCCACCACCAAGTGCATTAAACAATGGATTACTCATCTGCATTTCCTCCCTTGGCTGCTGATTCCTGCGCGATATTAGCTCTAACAGGTTCAGAAAAAGAATTTAATCGGTTTATGATGACTTCGTATTTGCTCTTCAAGTCGTTGTATTCCTGCCGCGTGACATATTTATTATCTGATTCCCGAACAGACTGTTTAGAGGGCATCTGAGAGCCTACCTCATGATACTCAAATGTTCGTAATGGCTGTGGCATACCGGAAACGTCTGTGGATTTTATATAAAATTTCTCTGATTCTGAATCCATTAGTAAAACACTTGTTCCGGGTGCTACCAGATAAGATTTTGCACCGACTTCGCCAGATACCCACAGGATACCATTATTGTTCTGTTGTGGTTGCTGTACTGGTTGAGCTGGCATCTGGACAGGCTGTTGCTGAAATTGATTCATCTGTCCCGGAACACCAAAACTATATTGATAAGGATTATTATATAATGCCATCTCGTACACCTCCTATGACTTATTCTATGACTTATTCTATGACTTTCTATAGCTATATTTTTGCATAGAAGTATTAAACTAAGAAGTTCAAAAAAGTATCAAAAAAGTATTGACATGTCACCCGTTGAGTGGTATTATAATATCAGAAAGAGGAAATGAAAACATTCAGGAGGTAAGCATTATGAAGTACGATAAAAGAAACGTCATGAGAAACGCATGGAATATTAAGAGAACAGCTAACGTGACAATGAGCGTTGCATTGAAAGCTGCATGGCACATTGAAAAAGCCATGATGGAAGCTGAAGAAATTGGAAAAAATTCTGGATGGAATTACAAAGTATTCGCAAACGATTGGATTAAATACGGAAAGAACCGTACATATATCGAAACAAGGATTTATACAAACGCTTGGAACTGCAAGAAAGAAATCAAACTTGGATATGTAGATAACCTTAGTGGAGAGTATGTCGCAGCATAAAAAATAAGGAGGAAAGAAAAATGGCTACAGAGTTAACGCATTATGGCGCAAAAGTAATTCATCAATTTGTCGAACTTGATGGACAATTCGAAAAAGCATTGCAGAAAAAAGGAATTGAATATACTTACCTTCCTGTAAGTCCTGGCGGTGAATTACGAAATAATGTCATCAAATATAACATTGACGGGGCAAAAAAATATGCCGTATTAATTGATGATCATTGCTGTATCACGGAAGATGTTCCGGAAGACGGTGATTGGTATGGGCTTTTTGAAGATATTAGAGATCAAATTAATGGGCATGAACCACGGAAAGCAGAATCAAAAGCTCATCAGGTGCTTGTAAGAGCAGAGGAATATGCAAGAGAAGAAAAGCAAAAAGAAGAAGAAAATCCTTTACTTGCGCTTCTGGCTGCAGATAAAGTTACAACGCATGATATTATGCGTAATTGCAGATTGCTTGGATATAATTCCAATACGTTTGCATTGATGTCGCACGATGATATAGATCCGGAATTTTGGAATAAATTAATGGAGGAATTCAGCAAATGCAAATATTAAAAATATATTGTAATTATGGTTGCTTATCAGCAGAAAAAAGAAACGTTTACACATACGGAGCACCAGGAACCACAGCTACTTGCTGGGATGAAATGGAAGTAGAAGTCCCAGAAGGCTGGGAACTCTACGAGAATCGAATAGGGAAAACCATGGTGACCTCTCCATGGGGTGAAGGCTATGAAATAAATGAAGTTCTTCAAGGTAATGAAAAGCCTTGTTTTTATGCGCTTGACCATGGTGGAAAAGGCCACAGATATTTTTTAAAAGAAATGGAGGAATAAAATATGAACATCAAAGAAATCCGTTTTATTTCCGGATTAAGCCAACAAGCTTTTTCTGATAAGTACAAAATTCCCAAAAGGACAATTGAAAACTGGGAGGGTGGTAAACGTAATCCTCCAGAATATGTGATAAAACTACTTGAAAGGATTGTAAAAGAAGATTTTTGTTAAAAAAATGGGAGAGGGTAGAAAATCCTCTCCTTACTTTTTAGCATACTTTAATTATTTTATTGTTCACCCTCCGGCTTAACCGCTTTGCTGTTGATATGCTCACGTTCATCTGTTCAGCACAGTATTCGAGCGTATATTCCTTGCATCTCAGCCGGAACAGTCTTTCTTCGTCCGGTGTGAAATTACACTCTATCAAGAATCTGTCTATATCTTTCTTTGTGAACACATATAATTTCATGAGCATACCCCTTATTAATGCTAACGTTGATTCTGCGCAAGATAATTTGTAAGCTTCTGTTTTGTTTTTTTTAATTCCTCAACATTATTTCCACTGATCTGACTATCCAGCATGGTTGATAGCACTTCCAGAATCAATGAATCACGTTCCGCAATCCTCTGAAGACTCTCGTAATCTCGTTTATCATGTTCTTCTAGTGTCTCAACTCGTTTGTTGAGTCGAAATGCCGGAGTAATCCACTTAAAAATTACGGCTGCCGCCCCTCCAACAATGGACACCCCTCCGCAGATAGAGAGGAAAATCTGTACAAATTCCTGTATGCTCATTTAGCTACTCCTTTTCCCAGTAATATACCGGGACTTCGTTTCCACTATCCCATGTATCGTAATATTTGCCCTCTTGCACTGTCACCACATGACCATCTATGCAGAGGATATATGTGCCTGTTGGATGATCTGCACAAAAGTCGTTGACTGTATAGATATATCGTTCTGATTGTTCAATCAGTTTGCGTCTGTATCCATGCTTATAAAGATACGCTCCCCAGACGTAATTTGCGCTCGGCATATCTGACAGAGCGCACGCCTGTATCATTAATCCGGCGAATACCGTTTCCCAGTCAAAACCGGTTGCCTTGCATATTGCCCGGACAACGCAATCTCCGGTTCTCTTACCCTTAACAGGATTCGGATTGAAATACTCCCATCTATCCATCAGTCAATCCCCTTTGCTGTTTTATATCTCCTTGCCGCTCCTCTGGCTTTGGCGGCGTTCTGGCGGTTCCACTTCGCTATCATAAGCCGGTCTTGCAGCTCTCTCAGGTCGTTCTGCTTGCAGTAATCTTTGTATGCAGCATTTTGTTTCTGCAAAAGATAAGACTTCCGGTCAAGGTCTTGTTGGAGTGCAAATCTTGTCTGTTCGTCCTTACAGTTATCAACCGCCGCTTGCATTCCAAGGACTTCTCTCTTTGTCTTGCGGATTCTTCGCTCATAAGTACGTTGTCGTTGTTCCTTTTCGTACTGCTTATCTTTGTCGGCTTTATCCTGCGCTGATAATTCTGCATAAGGATTAAATTCTCCGTCACTGGCTCCGAAGCTATGCCGACAGTTGACGCCTGACAGTCCGCTTGCCGTTCCATATCCGGTCAATGAGAAAGGCGGAAATTTCTTGCTCTTGCCCGAACGAGAATATATCTTACCTTGCCACCATGAGTGATTGCCCGGATTATGGCCGCCGTCACCCGTTCTGGCTCCTATGTGAGCACTGACTAGAACTAAATCCCAGTCCATTTCTTCCATGCGTTTTAGGGATATATCTCCCGTAGCCTGTGCCACACCAGTTCTGACAGAACGCGCAACTGCGGTTTCAATCGTGTCTTTTCTGCCAGATGGATATGTGACGGTGACACCATCTGATACAACATTATTAACTGCCTCTTTGATGGCTTGCGTATACCCAACCGCTCCAGTCATTACATGATTATATGCAAGGTCGCATTGTTCGATATAGAGCCTCTGAGCGGCACTTGCGGTGGTTCGTGTGAAATTCTTCCACTCACCCATAGTCGCAAGCATATTCCGTTCCATGAGCCTTATCATAGCTGGAGACTGCTCAAGCGGTACAGGACTTAACCCTGCTGCCTTATATACCTTATCATCGTAATTCATTGCAGTGATTCCGGCATCCTCAAACGCTTCAAGAAGTTCCTGTTGTTCACGTTTGGTATATTTGGATAGTTCTGCTAGAATGTCCTCTAGCAGTTCGCCAGATTCCTGTAACGTTCTAATTCTCCACGCATCAGCATTGGTCAGAATATAGTCCTCACCTCTGCCGATTCTTGCCATCATCCGCGATACGATCTCAGAGATGATGTACTGATGCAGTTCTTCTGCAATTTGTTCGCTGCCCTCTGTTATCCGGCGTAAATATTCTGGGCTTAACATAACTATTCATCTCCAAACAGTTTTGGTTCGTCTGGCTGAGCTTCTTCAATCATTGCTTTTGCATCATTTTCAGTCATTCCCTCGAATTTTACAAAATACAGCCATGCCGGAACCTTGCCGGTGGTCACATACTGCCACCATCTTGCACGGTCGTTTTCACGCACATACAGAATATCTCCGAAATCATAATTGACCTCGTATGCTCCGACTGATGCAAGTCCGTACAGGTCAGCGTAAACGTTCAGCGCATAAATAACTTCATCTAGACATGATTCCAGTTTGTCTCGAACATCTTTGATAAACTGCACTGTCCTCTGCTGTTCCGCTTCTACTCCCGTAGCTGTCTGAATGCCACTAGATTCGTTGAAAACAAAGTACCCGTTGGAGAATCCAATTTTGTACCCTAACTGGCTTAAAAGGGCATTTATGCCACTTATACGGGTATCCGTGTTGAGTTGTGGATTGATTTCTTGATAGAATTCTTTTTCACCCTCCCCGAATACATTCTTTACAAAGTGCGGTAATCTCATCTCGTTTCGCCTATTTTCCATGCCCTGTGGTGACATGGCTGATACAGGTGCGCCGCTTGGCATCAGCAGTCTATCATCTGCCAGGACGATCTTCTGAGAATCGAAAATTTCTCCGGCGTTTCTGCTGTATGCAATGTCGAGGTCTTTTAATTCTTCGATAGCTTCGGCAAATATCGGAAGTCCAAGTGGTGTACTGATATCCACATTGTTCGCCTGTGGCGTCCGTAATACTCCATACAAAGCTCCGTCCAGTTTCTCCCCGTTTGCTTTTAGAATCGGTGGCGTATCTGCCATGAGGTCAGCCCACTTGGTCTGTTTAAGGTCAATCTTATCTCCGATACTCTGAGGGGATTTTGACACATAGGCTCTGTTGGAGACATAGTACGGATAGGTTGTCACGCCGTCCACGGTAGTCTCAACAAACCTATGATATTCAAGCCTTGTATAGTATTTCCGCCCAACGGTATAAGAATCCTTAAAAATAATCCCTTTAATCTCCTGATTGTCATAATCTACAATCATCACATCTGCCGGAGTAAATACGTCAAGGCTCTCCCCGTTTGGCTTAATAAAAACTGTTCCGTAAGCGCAGCCGTATTCTACCCAGTGCCGAATCTGGAAATATACCTTGTCAATCTGCTCCTGTAGCCATGTAGCCCTTGCGGAGCCGTCAATCTGAATGCCGATCGCCAGTGTTGCGAGTCTGGCAGTCTCTGAGCAGACAGATTTCGCAAAGTTAATCGTCTTGATATTATTCTTATCATCTAGCCATTCTGGTACGCCCCTGTATATGTTCGCACACCGGTTAATCAGCGATTCCATCTCCGGAAATTCTGCTGCCTGGATTTTAAAGTCCTCTTCGGCTTGTTTTTTGAAAATCATGTTAAACCACCTTTTTAGTGTTGTTATAAGTCCCATTATGCACTGTAACCTCTCCTGTTAAATAACGGCTCATAAGCATACCTAAGTGCCGAGATTGCGTGATCGTTTCCATCAGGATAACCGCTTATTACATTTCCCTCTTTGTCCCGATCATACTCATACTCTGTAATTTCTTTGTATGCATTCGGTGTCCGCTTCGGGTCAATGACTATAGTCTTTGTTTGCAAGAATTTAAAACCATACTCGATACTTCCTGGTCCTTTGATTGCTCCTCTGGCAGGAAGTCCGGCATCCCGGAAGTCATTCACGGACTTAGGTTCCGCAGAATCACATATCATCGTGTAATCGTCATAGCCTTTTTTCTTAATCCAATCAGCAGTCTTGGAGTTACTCCATTTATTTACATACAATTCGTCAATAAGATATATTTTCTCTCTGGCAGAATCATAATAAGTTCGGAGATAGCAGAAGGCATCCGGGTACCATCCATAATCTACACCAGCGAAAATGCGATCCATGTGGCTGATCTCTTCGTCTGTGATATCTCTAATCTCCAGATATTCAAATACATTTCCGCCGTCACCATTCGGAACACCCAGGTATTCATGCTCATAGGCTTCTGGATTGATTTCTTTCAGATGTGCTGCATCGTCAATAAACTTCTGTCCGAGCCACTCCGCCGGGGCTTCCAGATAACTCGAATGATGAATAACTCTTTTCGGGTTAGGTACCAGTTTAATCCTGTTTACCCAGTTTGATTTTGATTTTGGCGGATTATATGACGAGAAATCATAGGATTCATCACCACCACGAAGCACTGACTGATTAACAGAACGTTCCTGAGCATCTCCCTTCATTTGATCTTTTTCTTCTTTCCAGAGGATTCCGATATATCCAAACTCCGGTTTAATAGATTTTAGTTTGGTTTCATCGTCCAGACCACGGAAGTATATTGTCTGTCCAGTCTTAATATACTTGATCTCAAGCGGCGACACCTTGCATTCAAATTCTTTCATCAGTCCGAGTTCGTTGATAGCCCATTTCATGTTAGCATATACAGAATCTTTTAGAGTGCCAGCCACCTGCCTTGTAATGCAGGCGTGCATCTGGGGGTTATTCTTGATAAGCTCAACAATTTTAAAAGCTACGAATGAAGATTTCAGTCCGCCTCGACCGCCCTCGAATACATATTCGATATTGGGCTTGATTTGCCGGTTAATGTCCACATATGCCTTGCCGAGTACTCTGGCAGGAAGTTCATATTTGCTTTCGTCTGATTTTGAGACAGATACCAACTGTTCCCATTTATCTACTGCCTGCATATTGCCTTTAATGGCTTTTGCATATATGGATGCTGCTACAACAGCGTTGTTATTCGCGTCTTCATCAGATATTCCCATTTTTGCGAGCTTTGTTCGAGTACTATCAGGTGCAGGATTATCAGCTATCATTTTCGCAAGTTCAGAGAGGGTTTTCTTCCTACGGCGAGCCTGCCCAGAGGCAATTCCGCCTTTCCTTCCGTTTTCTCTAACTTCGCTCTTGCTTTGCATGCTTCCGGGTCTTAAGTTTTTTTCATTCGCCATTTGTTATTCATTTCTTTCTACCTCTCTGATTAATTCTGCCTTATTTCCTGTAAACTTTTCCCACCTATTCACTATCACGTCGCAATATGCTGGATCATATTCCATCATTCGGCATCTACGATCCATTTGCTCACAAGCGATCAATGTAGAACCTGATCCTCCGAACAAATCAAGGACAATATCTCCACGTTCTGTTGTATTCCTTATTGCAAATTCAGACAGCTTTATTGGCTTTTGTGTAGGATGAACGTATTCAGAAGAAGAATCTTTTTTTATAGTCCATACGGAACCGATTCTTTTTCCAGTTATTTCCTTACCATTATTTGTGCATAGTATAACTTCGTAGTCAGTGCTGAAAGTATGTTTCAAGTCACCAATTCCACCTCCGCCTTTGTTCCAAATAATCATGTTTGTTAAATCATGATATTTTTTAAATAGCGGTATCCATTTATCTAATACTTTCCACGTCGTGCATATGAATATAAAACCATTACACACAAGTTGTATGCTTGGGAAAAAATCTAATATTTTATCATCGTTTTCAATGACGTCAAACTTCTTACTCTTTTTCCTTAAGTTGCTTTGATATTCATATCCATAAGGCGGATCAGTGAAGCACATATCAGCTTTTTCTTCATACATTAGTTTCTCGACATCTGTGATACATGTACTATCTCCGCATAAAAGTAGATGCTCCCCCAGCTTCCACATATCACCTTTTCGAGTGACAGGATCCTCTGGAACGGTTCCTTGGTATTCATCTTCTTCAGCTTCTAATTCTTCTGATTCGAGTTCAAATCCAAAATCAGTCATATCAATATCGAATATTCCTTCGATTTCGCTGTCCAGCAAATCTAAATCCCATTCTGCCTTTTCAGATACTTTATTGTCAGCCAAACGAAAAGCTTTTATCTGTTCGTCTGTCAAATCATCAGCAATAATACATGGTACGCTCTTGAATCCGAGTTTCTTTGCTGCTTTGTATCGTGTATGCCCGGCAACAATTACGTTGTTCTTATCAATAACAATCGGAACTTTAAAGCCAAATTGTTTTATGCTTTCAGCGACGTAAAGAACTGCATCATCATTTTTTCTTGGGTTCTTTCCATACGGTTTTATGTCTTTTAATTTAATTTCTTGAACATTCATATTGAATTTGCCTCCAATTGGCTATAAAACCCCATAGTAACACTTCTGAGTATATTCTATCACAGGTTAGTAGAAAAGTTGTGGTACATGTTTGAGGAATTTTGCGTTAAAAAAGAGCCGGTAAATACCGACTCTCTAATTTTATTCATTGCTTTGTAATTTCCTGATCGTCTCGCCCTGATCTCCCGGGCATCCTGTGAAGCATTCCGGGCAATATTCGTAAAATGTGCATCTGATGCAGTCATGTGGACTGATTGAGCTGCAATATTGATGCAGCACTGCGAATGCTGATATGGCGAGCTGTGGGGTTATTTCTGGCGTAAGTTTATCTGACATAGTTATCACTCCTCTCGAATTTGCTAATTTCGAATAAATATCCCGTCTTTATCTATGTCTGTTATCTCAATATTTACATAGACTGATTCTTTTGAATAAGATTTTATTTTATAAGAATCAACATTCAAATTTAATATTCTTTTTTCTATGTCCTGTGGAAGTTTCATCCATGCAATTTTACCATCGTCGTACGCATAGATACGGAAATTCAAAACTTGGTTAATGCATATATCTACCGCAGACCCTTCTATTTTTGTTGCCTTTATCACATCTTTTACTTTCATTTCTTCATTTCATCCAACTTCTTCCTACCATGTCTTCTTTTAACTTTTCTAATATTTCGACTGATACGTTACTCATTCAACTCCACCGCCTTTCACGATCTGCATAACTGTCTGATATAGTGCGGAATTTTTTCCGACCAGTTTTGTTATGTATGTGTCCAACTGCCGAACAACTTCATCTACATCAAAAACTGTTGGTTGTCTATTAATACAGTCAATAAACTCTTTTTGGTCGGAACTAATACTATTTCCAATTTCCCAGATTTTAATATATTCAATTAAATCGTCCGCATCAATTAGTCTGCTCATTTAATCACAACCCTCTTTCTTATCAAAAGCCAAGTCAACTCTAATCACATCCGTTTCTATCGCTGAAAGGCAGCTTACTTTCAAGTTATAAAATGGTTTCAACAGCTTCGAACCGGTATTGAATGTATCGTAATCCTCCCAGCTTCTACCCGGATGGCATATCTGAATTTTATCTTCACTTTCAGGATCGCCGCCAATTGCTGCTATTAAATCAATTAACCTCATTTTTCACTCCTCTTCTCAATTGCTTTTGCAAGGTCAGAAATGCAATCGCCAATATAGAAAATTGCTATCATTGCCACATTAATATCTGATATTTTTGCACCTAAAATCCAACAAACAAACATAATTGCCAACCATACAAGACACATTTTTTATTCCTCCTCCCACACTCCCAACAGCCTCATCCTCTCATACAGTACAGCGACGGTCTTGCGCCTGTATCCGTAGAAATCCTTCGGATTCATCGGGATATATCTTTCTCTGCTGATTTTCCTATAGCTTTTCCGGTACAGGATATTTTCGATAACCATATCCGCTATCACCGTGTTCTTCGGGCAAGCTGACAAGGCAGCACTGGAAAGCAAGTATCCGTACTCTGCCGGGAAGTCTTTCAGCATCGCATTCAGTTTTTCTATGTCTTCTGCTGGAATACCGTAGTCTTTCAGCTTTTTATTCCTTGTCAGCATACCGTTCTCCTTTCTATTCGTCTGGGTGGTGCTTGTCGTACATGATTGCCACGCATATGAGGCCAGTCACTCCGACTATGATTCCAATGGTGAATACTAATAAGAATGCAATCATGTTTAGTCCTCCTTATATGGTTCTGGAAGTGGTCGCCATGCAGTGACTTTCCAATACGCCCTAGCACCAGTTAGTTCCCAGCGTTTCAATCTGCTTTGAAATTTTGCATAGGTTGAACGATATACTCTTCCGTCCATGCAGGTTACCTGATACGTACCGCTTGATTCCGGAAATCTCTCACTGACTGGAATCCATCCGTTTTCTTTCTCATCCTGTTCCAGATCCTCTTGAAGCTGTTCTATCATTTCTAGAAAATCTCTAGCAGTAACCAATTTGTATCTATTTACAATATCTTGCATCCAATCATGATAACTGGACAATCTGTCTTTGATATGGCTCATTATTCCACCTTCTCATAAGTTTCTCTGAATATATCTGGCTTACACGGATAAAATTCACCGTGGACACCGCGGATGATATAGTCACCAATGTTTGCAAGATGTTCGCCCTCAAGCGTCTTAATAACCAATCCACCCGGAACCTTCCAGTGGTCAATATAGAAATTCTTACCTTCTGCCGACATGTACTGGTCTGTACACTGATAGTCCGTCAGGAAATCGAACATTTCTCGATGATTTGTACCAGTCCACTGTACTGCATCAATTACAACTGGCTTCTTTCTGTACTTCATGCTTCCACGCTCCCATCTTCTGGCATCTGAAACAGGATTGATTTTCTTATCTCATTTCCATAGCCTTTTAATACAGCAATTCCATGCGCCACACTTTCTTTTGTATCATAGCTTCCTGTGTATGCCGATCCCGTCAGCCCATTGCCAACAATTTCACCAGATTTGTATTCCATGTATGCTTCCTGAATCATATCCAGCACTTTCATGGCTTTTGCTTTATTCGAGTATTCTCCTAGCAGATAACTGCATCCGGTTATGTATGATGTTATAATTGTTTTTATAGGTCCTTCCGCAATTTCAGCGCCTGCCATAGAATTGAAATTAATCAATACTTCTCTATCCTGACTTCTGATTAACATTTTGTATCCTCCTCATCGAATTCGCTCTTTAACATTCCAGCCTTAATCAGTTCATAGATAATGTCAAGGCTTGTTCTTTTGTCTCTATACCTACAATTTGGGGTTTTATGGATTCTCGGATCATTGTCTTTCCAGTTGTTTATAACAAAAACTTTATCGCTTACAAAAAGCATTTTGATTCCCCTGGAAACACAAAGATAATAACATCCATATTTCCCGTAACCTCCGGCACATTTCTTGAAACCGAATCTTTCAAATTCTTTGACCGGTACTGTTGGAATTAACATTTCTTGTCCTCCTGTTTCTTAAAATCCATCTTCAAATCGTATACAAACTGGCAAAGTTTCTCTGCAATCTCATCTGCATTCTCTACATTTGCAAGATGTCTGACGTACTGTTTACCGCACACGGCGCAAGTTAATTTTCGTATTGTTTCCCAGACTTGCCATGAGATAATAGATGAATCAAAAGCATCCGTCATCAGAGAATTTCTTCCGTTTCCATTCTCGTCTCTGAACCACTTTTCTCTCGGCACTTTTAACGTGGTTGCAACATCTTCTCCGGTAAGACAACCTTTGTATTTTTCGTCAATGCGCTTTTCCAGTTCATCCAGAAGTTCCTTCTTTTCCTGTTCTGTCATTTTCCATCCTCACTTTCCCCATGTAAGCAACTGACACGCTATTGTGCAGTCCTCCATGATTGATTTATCCGAATGCTACCTGTCCGTTATTCTGCATGTAGATCATCGGTGCAGCTTTACGCTCTCCGACTTTCAGATACGGGCAATTAGCTTTCACAAGTGCCTCTGCCATAACCGGAACCACACTATTTCCAATTCTTGCTACCTGTTTTGCAATCGGGTAATTTCTCCATTTATAGTCTCGATCAATGATGTAATCTTTCGGAAATCCCTGCATCACCTTTAATTCTTCCGGCTTTAGCATTCTGAGAAAGATATCTGAAATAATGTATTTTTCTCCATGGATATCAACCAGAACATTTACTAGCCCGAATCTATCTTTTGTGGTAATGGTCCCAAGCGGTTCGTTAAGCACCTGTCCGCATCCTGTCCCATAATATTTAACCAGAAAAGCGAATATCACACCGAAGTGACCGGGTGATGTGGTTATCGTATGTAACGGCTCATCACATCCTTGACCGATTCCAGTTTTGTAATATTTCGTGATTAAAGCTGTCACGAGACCATATCTGTTTGATGTATCAATAGTCTTAATTGGCTCAGTCAGTAATTGCCCTCTGGAATCGCCTTGCCTGGTTTCTCCGTGATATTGAATTATGAATGCTAATGCATCTTTATTCTTCACAATGTAAGGATCTGGATTATCAACGATATATTTTCTGATTCCATTTGCAATGCGTTTCTGTGTCGCCTCTGCCAATGGTTTTGGACGGTCAAAGATGCTTTTGCCTAAGTCTGACCAATCAATGTAGTCTCCACACTGTTCGTATCGCTTCAGACCGTCTATTCCGAAACGATTATGCGTAGGATTTGGCCATACTATCTGTTTTCCGTCTCTGCGAAACACTGCATACCAACGTTTCCTTGTAGTCGGTGCTCCATAATCCGCAGCTACCAGTTCCCGGCTGTCAAATTCATAACCGATATTTTCCATTGCTGAAATAAATTTTCGATAATCTTCACCGGCTCTTTCCTTGATCGGATGCCCTTTCTCGTCGAGCGGCCCCCATTGTTGTATTTCTTCCACGTTCTCCATGATAATCACATCTGGGAGAATTGCCTTTGCGTGCTTATATACAGCCCATGGAAGAATGCGAAGCCCCTGTTTTCTAGGCTGACCGCCTTTTGCTTTTGAATGGCTTGTACAGTCCGGGGAAGCCCACATCAACGCTACGTGCTGATTTCCGACGTATTTCTGCAAATCTACTTTGAAAATATCCTCTGTCAGATGCAGTGTTCCAGGGTGATTTGTCTTGTGCATCAGGATAGCGTCGGGGTCGTGGTTGATTGCTATGTCTACTGGTCTTCCGAGTGCCATTTCGATTCCTACAGATGCCCCACCACCGCCGGCAAAGCAATCTATGATTAAATCTTTCATCTATACTCCCATCTTCTTAACCAGATTCTTATTCATTTCGTCAAATCTTACATCTGTGTTCTCTTCAATGTCCTGCATCATGCTCAGGACGCTCATTTCGCCCTCATTTGCCATTTTAACGTACTCGTTAGCAGTCTGCATGACTGTGAGCAAACGTTTCGTAGAAAAGCCATATAAACGTCTCAGAGCCATCATCGTTGTAACGACATTAATTGTATCAGCCCAATCTTCTCCATCATTGAATCCATTCTCATAAGCTTCTTTCTCCATGCTTTTGATCTGGCTATGGCAGTTCTGCATAGCTCGTCCAAACGCCTGAGCTGCCTGATTGGACTGAGCTAGAGGGAGCATCTGCTTTCGTGGTTTTGCTTTAAGTTTACTACTCACGCTTCACACGCCTCCTAATCTGCCCTGCAACGGCTTCAAACTGCTTAAGCAATGAATTGTCGTCATTTCGGTTTAAAGTCCGATCGTAAGCCGGAGAGACGTCCCACAAGTCATTTACGAGAACGCCGTGCGCTACGCTGTTGAGCAGTGCGCTTCGATGCGCTCCTGTGATGCTTGCGATCTCGTCAAGCGTAAATTCTCCGACGTACTCAGTACCTTTGAACAGCTCATACAGTTTCATGTTTCTTCCTCCTTGCCACGAACTCATATCCTGTCAGCCGGAACGCTCTCGGTGTTTTCGGGTGATCTGTTTCAATCAACCCATCTGTTCGCAGCATGTCCATGTGACGAAGCACCGTGGCGTTTGATACACCGACACCATCAGCAATCTCTTTATAGGACGGCGCGTACCGATGTTCTTTGATATACCGGCAGATGTACAGATATATGTCTTTGTGGATCTGCTGACCTTCTTTATACTTCTGTTTGTACATTTTTTCTCATTCCTCTCTGTTTAGAATTAAGAAGTCTATGAAAAGCTCTTATGTTGTCAAGTAAGAATTGTTTGTCATTCTCGTCCGGACATGTCCCTGCTAGTTCTCCCAGTTCTGTGCAGGTATCATAGACTTTGCTGGAATATTCATCTGTAAGCTCTGCTGAGTAGAATTCTTTTATAGCTTTCCAATATTCCGTCATGAAACTTTGTATGATAGGAATATCTTTTGCTTCTACTTTCATCCTCCACCTCCCTTATATGTAACCTATTTGAAAAATCCGGTTTCATTTGGGTTACAAAAAAAGCCAGTATTTATGCGGGTTTGTAGTGTTTGCAACCGTGTAACCGTGTAACTCACACATTTCCTATATAGGAGAAAAAAATAATTTCATTCTCATATTTTTATTTTTCTATCTATATATATACGTTTCGAAAAGTTACAAGGTTACTCGGTTACAAATTAATCGAATACCGGATCCGATATCTGGAACAAACTCGCTTTTTGCTCTTCCAGGTATCCATCAAGATCACTCACCACTTTCAAACAGCAAAACTTTTTTGGATTCCTGCTTTCTGACTCTCTCTTCAGAACGTTACCGTACTTATTATTGGAAATAACAAGCCCCATTTTCATGCCCCATGACAAAAACGCCTTTTTGGAATATCCGCCATTTTTGCAGATATTATTGAGCGCAGTGGGATAGAAGTACACTAATCGGTTCATTTCTTCATCTTTTTCAATGGGATCCCCCCATTTTTCACAAGGCGTATCAACGTCAAAACGTTGCTCATTCATAGAAATCATATCCACCAGGTACTCATAACAACGTTCATTCGGAGATACATCTGATACATCAGCAAGAGTGTTTTTGGCATCTTGTATATCAATATACTGCATGTCCTTGAAAAGCATATCTGTGGCGATTCTATCTGCAGTCAGAACAATTGATAAGGAAAGTAGCTGTTTATCCGTTTTATCGTCTGATGCGATTTTTTTCAAAATCTCCTGCTGGATATTTTTAATCTTATCAACACTCATTTCTTCCAGCGCCGCCACGAAGTCTTTCCCAGCAAAGCCATAGTTTTTCTTAAGAATATCAATAGTATCTTGCGGATTTTCGAACAACTTATCATGCGTGCATTCCACTTCAAGGATACGGTTTACAGCGCCGCCCTGGTTCACGTAGGACTGCAATGGATACTCACCGTTTGTGAGGATACACAACTTCCACGTGCTTTCTCTTGTTAACCCCAGTTCTTTGTTGGACCTGGTTTTTCCTTGACCGGAACAGAGATCATACACGATTCGCTCAAAGTTTTCCTCAATCTTCTTATCCTTCTGGCTTGTATCATCAAGGATAAGGGGGAGATTATTGAGCATGTCAGCTTTTACTTCCAGGCCAACATCCGAACTCTTGAAGTTTCCTATATACTTGTTTTCGGACGGATCCGCCCAGACCGAAGCGGCCAGCATGTGGGTAACAGACTTTCCGTTTCCAGTAAGGCCCCATAAATCGGTAAAAAATGGAAGTGCATCCAGTGGCTTAATCAGAACGCTGGCGAAAGACGCTGCCAGCATAAACTTAATTTCGAATTTATCCTGCTGCCTGATCTTTTTTACATGCTCATACCAAGCTTCCCTATCTCCTTTTACCTGAATGGCTTCAAAAAGTTGCCTGAACTTCGCGTCCCCATCAAATATGATTTCCTCACTGTATGGCAGAAAACCGTCTCCAATCCATCCAAGCTTTCCGGACGAATATTGTATTTCTATGTACTCATCGTTCAGATTTTCCACATCCGATAAGTACCTTACAAGGTGTTTAGCAGTTTCTGATGTTACAGCTATCCCGTTCTTGGATAGCCCTACAATCTTGGACGCAGTTGCTACGACATCTTTTGGAACAATAATCTCTTGCCATCTATTGTTACGTTTAAAGGCAATTTTTATCTGCTCCTCACCTGTCTGAATATTTTTTAGGCGTTCAACCGGCAATATAGGATGATAGCAGGCCCTAACATCTGTTATTCCAGTAGTAGAATTCCAAGTGCAAATTCCATCATCTGCTGCAATCCAGTTTCCGCAGGCCATTCTATCATATGGACTATCCGTAAAGTTCGTATAGTGTTCTACAAGGCTAGCTTCTTTTAATTGCCTCTGGATGTCTTCCCGTTCTTGCCTTTTTATATCTTTTTGCACTTTTTTGTATGCGTTTACCACGCTTGTAAACTCTGTTTTGCACCTCAATTCAGATGCTCGAAGCGCAAGGCTGGCCAACAGTTCAGCCCTGTAAATCTCATCCTCCTGATTGAACACCTCATCCAGCACTTCCCGAGACATGATGGATTTCGAATCCAACTTGTTCAAAGGAACCATCTATATCACCTCTTTTCTAATACGGTATACCATTCAATTCTCCATGCAGGTACAGTGCTTTTTGAAGTGCATTCCATGCTTCACACCATCTGTCAGAAAGAGGACTCCATCGCTCGATTTCCGCCCGATAAAAGTCAATATCAGACAAGCATTCATCCAATTCGGCCTTTTTTTTCTGCTCCTCTTTACGCTTCATTTCCATCTGCTTCCGATGATGATATATTGCCATTCTGGAAGAGAAATCCGGTTTCTGGTAAGTCCCCCCAAGTATGGTAAAAGCTGTCTTAAAATCGCAATTATCCATGTTCTGGACGAATGTAAATATGTCACCTGTTGCACCACAACCGAAACAATAATAGCTGTCTTTATAGATTTTCATGGATGCAGTGCGGTCTTTCGGGTGAAAAGGACAATTTATAAATCCGGCTCTGTTCGGAACCATTCCGTATCTGCTCAGAACATCTCTCATACTGTTTTGCTGCTTGATTTCTTCTTTCGTCATGTCAGTAACTCCACGATTCGCCGTCCAGTCTCTTCTTTTGTACAGAATTCAAATCTGACGCCGTATTTATCTCTGATCGTACATAGAGATTTATATAGTTGACATCCATCAACAGCCTTGTCAGATATCACAGTCTTTACCTTTTTACCGTTTACCGTCTTCCAGATGACTTTGTGTTTTCGGGGATTCTCCCAGAAATATACGTCACCAACTGATTTAATATCTGATCCATGTTCACATAGGATAATCAACTGAATACCTGCTTCACGCGCTCTGATAAGCTCTGCTTTGAATCTTTCGTGCTGCTGGCAGACATTTCCACAAATCTCTTGCAAATCCTTTTTACGGTCAATACAGAGTTTTGCATTGTCCAGTGATTGATAATCACCGCAATACAATTTAGAGCGAAAATACTGCACTCCAAGGCTATCAAACTGACTCTGAATCCGTTCCCATTCTGATTTATGTTCCCTTGTGTCCACTTGTATAACCATTAAAAACACATCCTTTTAATTGAATGGAAGTTCTTCATCAATTCCATCTGGAATACTCATAAAGTCCGTACCTGCCGGATTTGTTCCCATGATAGTTTCTTCTTTCAGATGATCGTCATAGGCTTTTGTGGTGCGCTCTTCTGGGATGTCTGCATCCTTAATTCCCTCAATACTTCGGAACCATGCAAGCTTGTGACGTTTTACTTCCTTATTATCGTACCAGTCTTTTTCAAGACGGAAGATGCCGCCGATCAGCTTACCTTTGAACTGCTGCCCGAAGTTATCGCCCCACTTCACATCAAACCCCGGATTTGACTTTTCTACGCACGTGATAAATGTTTTAAGGTTACGGACACCATAGTCTACACTCTCGTCAATAACCATATAGTTAGTACCGGCATTCGGATATTTCTTGTCTGGACGGATATCATTCTCAAACTGCTTCATAAAGTACCCCGCCTGTTCGTCACCGTCGGCAAAATCAAACAGAATAACGAGCATATTTTTAGTTTTTCCCTCATTGTCTGGTTTTGACTGACGCTCTGACACCTGTTTAATAATCATCTTATGACCGCCGAGCTTAATCGGTTCAAATTCTCCTGCTGCCTGTGTAGTATCGTAATTATTTGGCTTCTGCATTGTCTGTTCCTCCTAATTCATAATAATCCCTGATAACCTTGTCGACTTCTGCGAGGTCATTATCAATAGTTAAACTGTCAAACATACCGATCGGGGACTTACTTACCGCTCCCTGACTGGACTGAGTGACAAATAAGTGTTTTCCACTCTCTTCGATGCAACGAAGAACGATGGTAAACATACCTTCGATACAAACCTTTTCATCCAGAAGTTTTCCGATGGTCTTAGGCTTTACTTCCCCGGAATCATCCTTTTCTTCGTGCATCATAAGGTAAACAATTTTATTCTGCGGCACTTTCGTGACAATAAACTGGATAAGATTCCAAAAATAGTCTCCAATATCATTGTACAGAGCGAACACTGCATTGCCTTTTCCAGCAGAAGCGTGTCCCTTCATGAAATGATTCGTGATAAGATATCCTGCATCATCAATCACAATTGAATCTGCTTTTGATGCGATCAGGCACTTCATTACCTGCTGGTAATCATCTGTAAACCATCCGTCAATCTTTCCTTTGAACGGAAGCGGTTTATTCAATACTCTAATAAGATTCCAGTGTTCATTCTGGCAGTTTCTAAGACTGGTACTCTTGCCAGAACCAGATTTTCCAATAATTAATACTGGTGTTGCCATTGCTATTCCTCCTTGTCATAAACCACATGTTTGCTTCCCTCAATAATCAGCAAACTTGCAATATTTCATTGATAAGGTTGATTCGTTATAGATTTCGACCAGTGCGTTGTACGCAACTGTTGATATTTTCACAACCGGGTTATCCTTATCGGTTGCAGGCTGCTTCTTCCTTGCCGGAATACGGATTTCAAATTCACTCACCGATACTTTCCTCCTTATATGATTTCTGAGCCGTTAAAAGCCCATTCAGAGCCTGTACGTAGCTCGCCAGCGTCCTTGCCTTGTATGAACTCTCAATGTAGTTATCAGCTACAAGAGAAAGCTGCTCATCTATCAGAGCAAGGACCTCGTCAATTCTCTCCTGCATCTTTTCTCACCTCACTAAAAAAACAGTAAACATTGTCAGAGCCATCTCCTCTCGCCGGATTCTGCTCGCCGTTTGGAAAGATTCCACCAGCGCAATGATATTCGAGATGATTCAGATACATGTCCGGATTTTCCCAGTCAAGAATGTACTGCTTCCGTCTGCTCAGCTCCTCCAGAAGTTCGTTCACTGTCGCTGTCAGCTCCATTGTCGGCAGGAGCTTCAGCTCTGTCTGATTCAGCATTTAACGGGCACCCCCCATCTATCAGAAGTTCCAGCAAGAAAGCTTTGATTTTATTGAGACTTTCACGACTTTCTTTTTCGTAAAACGGATCAAAAGATACACTCTGATACAAATCCCATTTAAATTTTCCTTCGGGAAGACTGACATCTTCCTTCCTTTTAAGTCCACATACACTCATGCCATAAATCGAATAATTGAACGAGGCGTTTGCTGTCGGAACTTCATTTGCAACTCTTTTACAGAGTTCGTAAATTTCGTCAATTTCTTTCTCAAACATCTTCATTCTCCTTTCTCTCTGGCGTATCAATATCCCAGAGAATTCCATATACAATCATCGTGGTCATTGCCGCCGCAAAAAGCTGTTTACCCGATCCGCCCCACTGCCAGAATGGAAGAAACGTGGAAAAGCTCCCGATCAGTGCGGCACAGATGATGTTTTTCAGATTATTCACTGATACCTCCTATGATCCACGCAAGGTTGCTCGCTACCAGTGCAGCTGTTGTTACAATCCATGCTGTGAACCATCTTTTTGACTTTTTCTTACTTTCTTCGACAATTTCAGTCGCAAGTGCTACTTCAATGTCAGCCCATGTTGGCTGATTTTCGTTTCTAATTTCGCTCATATCTAGCTAATTTCTCCTTTTTTGTTCTTATTTGTCTTTACAATTAGCAGATAGAGAACTATAATGTATCTATCCACTAAGGTACTTTAGTGGGTGCAAAGCTCCGGGGTGGAGGTTTCGCTCCCTCCGGGGCACCTACTCGATTTCCCCGACATACTCCATGTCGGATGTGTAAATTTTCTTTCCGTCAACATACAATTCCTGACCGGATTCCAATGCGAACTCCATGCAGATTTCCGTATACGATGTTGCCGGAACGTCTTTCGTCAGATCAAGCTTTCTCATCCAGAGCTGCCTTTCCTTTCCAGACATACCCAAATTCTTCCCAGAGTTTCCGTGGTGAAATTACATATTCTGTTCGGACGTTCGATTTTGTCTGAGAGGTAATGATCTTGTTACCCCGGTAAGCTGTTCCGATCGGCAGCCAGCCATAGACGATACCAGCCCTGACTGATGATTCCGGGATTCCGAGAATCTTGCTAACGGATTTAACCGTTAATCGCTCATTTGAGAACTCCGGCATCTGTGGAATGCCCGATATGATTCTCGCAATCTCTGCGGCAAACTGATGAACTTCTGCATTTTCTTTGACGTAAGTATCAACTTCGCTCATTTTATGCTCCTTTCTTGTGGTATACTCCCTATAGATGGGAGGTGATAATAATATGAAACCGAATATGGCAAACGGCTCCATAGTTCCGCACAGCGTCCTTGAACAGCAAATAAAAGAAGCTAAAGAAAAAGAATTACGGAAACAGCAATGGCGACATGATTTCCGAGTAGCTTTATTTAGTGCTGTTGTTGGCGGATTTACTGGATTCCTGGCTACTGTAATCACTCAGATGTTACTTTAGCATCCACTGTGCGAGTAGGCTTCCAAGTGCTCCACAGGTAGCCGAAAGCACAAAACAAAGAATCCAAAATGCGATTCTGTTTTTCAATTTGCTTTCACCTCCAAGTTAAGAACTTTGAACTTTTTCTTTAAAAAAATAGTCCTGTATATCATCGGCAGAAAGCTCCAGCAGATTGACTGCTTTGCAAATATCTGACTGCTTCCAAAACAGCTTTCCGTTGAGCTTCAGCGATAATGTACGCTCCGACCATTCCATAGCATTCGCAAAGGAACTCTGACTATCATATTTTTCAATGATTCTTCCTTTGAGCTTACTATAATCAAATGCCATATTTACACTCCTTTCTAGTTCAATGTTTTGAACTGATTATAATATAACATCGCCATTACGCTATGTCAATACATTTTTTTCAATATTTTTAATTTTTTTGTTTTAAGCCTTGAACTTTTGTTTCATATGTGATATATTATCATCAGAAAGCGAAAGGAGAATAATAATAATGGAAAAAGTTAGTTCATCAGAAAGATTTAAGACTTTGATGGACGAACGTAATCTGAGACAGGTTGACATTCTTAATCTTGTTCTTCCATATTGTAAGAAATACAATGTGAAAATGAATAAGTCGGATATCAGCCAGTATGTTTCCGGAAAGACAGAGCCTAGTCAAGAAAAACTGGTCGTCTTAGGGATGGCGCTAAACGTTTCAGAGTCGTGGTTAATGGGATTTAATGTAGGACGTGCCAGGAAAGACACACCTAACCAGGCGAAAGAAGATTTTAATCTGATTTCAAAATTCTCATTATTAAGCGAACGTGATCAGAAAATTGTTTTAAGTCTAATTGATTCCATGCTTTCTAATAAAAAAGTGGGGCTTAATCGCCCCACCTCTCCAGAAATAGTTTTATGAATGTGTACAGGTACTCTAATGTACCTGTCTTTTTTATTCCATTTATCATCTCAATAATTTCCTTCTTATAATCCATAAATAGCCCTCCTTGTCGCAACTACCGCCTACACTACAGTATATGTCCGGCTGTCATTAGTTCGTTTCATGTCATTATATCACTAATGTTTGCCCTTGTCAACTGCCAGATATACACCGATATGTTTATGATTGCATAGAAATTATTCGTAACATCAAAGATATAGTCTTTTCTGTTTAGTGGCAGGGCGAATAAAAACGGCAGCATGGTCTGCTTTATTTCATGGGCGCTATTCTTATGTAGGGTAGAAGATCTGTACGCATTTTGGACAGAATACACTCCTGGCTCTTCATGGATATAATCGTCTACACACATTGGTAAATAAACAATGTAATTAAGCAAAAGCACAGCTCCTATTATAATTAGTATATTTTTGATTATTTTCATTTCATAAATCACCTAAAAACGTCTATTTACAACTAAATTTAACGATGCTATAATAAAAATAACATATTTAAACACTTTTTTTTGCAAATGGCGAAAACAATGTTTACAAGGGAATGATTTACATGAAAATTGCGATTTGTGACGATGATAATTTACGGATTGAGATTTTCAAAAATAGCATTGACCGATATCTAAAAGAGCATGGTGATGGTGGATATGCATTAACCACCTACACCAGCGGAAAGCCTTTGATCGACGATGTTTCAGATGGTGAATGGTATGACATAATAATTCTTGATGTCTCCATTAACGGAGAAAATGGCATAGAGATTGCCAAAAGATTAAGAAAAATCGGATACTATGGAAATATCACTTTTTGGACAGAACACAGAGAATATGTATTTGATGCACTTGATGTGCTGCCGGTTCATTACATCATTAAAGGCTCTGAGCATGGAAGAATGTATTCAGTTGTTAAGCAGACGCTTGAAAATATTCGTGAAAAAACGCTTACTATCAAGAACAAGGACTACTTTCACAGAGCTGAATTCCGGCATATTGAATACATCGAAAGCCAGAACAAATACATAATGATTCATTGCACGTGCGGAATATCACACAAGGAACGAGGAAAGCTCAATGATATCGAAAAGAGTCTTGACGGAAGATTTTTGCGCTGCCACCAGAGCTATATAGTTAATATGGACGAGGTAAGCGAAGTAAGCTATTTTTTTACGATGGTATCTGGCGCGATCGTCCCGATCAGGCAAAGAGAACTTGCGAAAATAAGAGAAAAATATGAAAACTACGTCATTGGAGGGAAATAAAGCATGAGCGAAGAAAAAACAAAGAAATGCAAGTATTGTAAAACAGAGATTCCGGCAGATGCTAAGGTCTGCCCGCAGTGCCGAAAGAAATTAAAAGGCGGAAAACTCAAATGGGTTGTACTGATAATCCTTGTCGGAGCTATCATCGGAGCTGTAGCTGGCGAAAGTGATTCAGAATCAGATAAAAGCGCAGCAACCGCTACTTCTTCAGAAAAGAAAGAAACTGCTGCTAAATCAAAAGAAGAAGCTGCGCCGATCGAGTATACTGCTGTTTCCGTTAATGATATGATGTCCGATCTTGATAGCAACGCCATGGGTGCATCTGATAAATACAAAGGTAAATATCTTGAGATCACCGGAAAACTTACTAATATTGATGCTTCTGGTGAATACATAAATCTTACGGCAGATGGCGATTTTGAAATCATTGGCGTACAGTGCAATATCAAAAATGACGAGCAAAAATCAAAGGTAGCATCTCTTACCAAAGGCGATACCGTTACATTAAAAGGAAAATGTACAGATGTCGGAGAAGTGCTGGGATATTCTCTTGATATTGACGAGATAGAGTAAATAACATGGCTCCTGCTTAATGGCAGGGGCTGTTTTTATACAAGGAGGAAAATCATGGCAAAAAGAAAGAAATACCCGAAATTGCCGAATAGTTTCGGGTCTATCCGCTATCTCGGCAAGGGTCGAAGAAACTGCTATGCAGTGCACCCACCGGCAACGATTGACGCAACAGGAAAAGCGATCCGTCCGCCTGCGATCTGCTACGTTGACGACTATCTGAAAGGGTTCGCCGTTCTGACAGCATACAAAGCCGGAACGTACAAGCCAGGTATGGAAAAGGAACTTGAGATTGCCCCTACAACGGACGCAGACGCCCTTATAAGCCGTATTTTGTCGGACTACAATACATTTAAGGGCACAGAAGAAAAACACCCGGAAACGCACAAATTGACGTTCTCAGAGGTATATGAACAATTCTACGCATGGAAATTTCCAGACGGAACAAAAGCGTCTTATAGCTCGATGGAATCATACAAAACAGCTTACTCAAACTGTAAAACATTGCGCAATCGCACATTTGAAGATTTAAAAGCCCCCGACTTGCAAGACGTAATAGATAAATGTGCTCTTAAAAAGCAGAGTAAAGCAATTATATTAACCCTCTTTAAGCAGATGTATAAGTATGCCATTTATTCAGAAATCGTGTCGGAAAACAAGGCTTTGTATGTAAAAGTTAACGCAAATGATGATACAGAGCACGGCACGCCTTTTTCAGATGAGGAATTGCAAATCCTTTGGAATAACACCGATGATCCAGAAGTACAGCTCATTTTGATCATGTGCTACTCCGGCTGGCGAATTGGAGAAGTGCTGAAGCTTACGACAAATCTTGAAGAGAGATATTTCCAGGGCGGCATCAAGACCGCAGCCGGAAAAGACAGGATCGTTCCGATTCATCCGGCCATATATGAGTTTGTGAAGAATAAGGTTCTGACGCAAAACGGCAGGCTCTGCATCTATTCTCAGACGCAACACCGAAACGCCCTGTTCTACCCTACACTGGAACGATTGGGGATAGTCGGCGATCCGAAGCACACGCCGCATGATTGTCGACACACCTTTTCCGCCCTGTGCGAAAAATATGGCGTCCGGGAGAACGACCGGAAGAGGATGTTGGGACATTCGTTTGGAAACGATGTCACGAACGCTGTGTACGGTCACAGAACCCTGGAAGAACTCCGGGCAGAGATTGAAAAAATAAAAGTTCCATTTGTGACTAACTGTGACTAACCGTTCCTATTTTCATCTTTTTTAAACTGTCTTAATTACTCTAACAAAAGTCTGTAAAGTCTTGATTTTACTGGCTTTTCCGCATTTTACAAGGGATTTCGCAAAGACATTTTCTTTAATCTAATTTTAATGAAAATCTTCAAGAATCCTTTGTTTATGCGGGTTTTGAGACTTTATTTGTGACTAATTTGTGACTAACCGTGTAAATCTATATCTGTTCATAACATCGTAATTTGACGTAAAAAAAAGAGAGTCGGGTTTTTATGCCCAACTCTTTTTTTTGACTGTCCGCTCGTGCCGCTGCTAACAGCCCCCGAATTGGGACATACAGCTCTTCCGTTCATGCACGGCAGAATCAATCTGCACTCTTCACTGTGCGTAGCCACACAGGAAACTTTACATCATAAGTTCAACCCCTGTGCGACTGTTAACAATATAACTTATTCTGAAGAAAAAATCAATCAGAACATAAATTTGGTTTAAAAGAAAAAAAGCCCCGAGGATTAACTCCAAGGGGCTTAATTTGTCATTTAGTATTTGCCTTCATGTGCTCAATCACTTTCTTCCAGGTATCAATGCCGCAAGTTCCATTCGCCTTTACACCAACATTTTTCTGAAAAACCTTGAGGGAATTACATGTGTCGTTCCCAAACTGTCCGTCAACTTCCACACCCAGCATTGCCTGAAGCATTGCTATGGCTGTACCGGAACTGCCCTTTCTCAGAATCGGAAGTCTTGTCTGGAAGGTACCGGTGAGCGTGGTTGAAGGCGTACTTACTTTTGCGCCGGTGGTAACAGCAATAGCCACGTGGTGGTTATCATTCAGGAGGATATCTCCTGCTTTTAGATAGTCACCAGATATCAGATACTTACTATCTGTCAGCACTTTCGCACCGGCAGCCTTCATTGCGGCTCTCATGTTTCGTGTCGTCAGATAGATGCTGACTGCTTTGAGTTTTGCGTTATTTAATCGATACCCAGCCCCTTTGACGATAGCTGCTGTGCTTGCGCTGCAATCGGATTCACAAGCTACCGTGATCTGTGCCGGATCGTAGTTGCTTGCCTTTAAGTGCTGCCAGAACGAATACCGGTCATTGCTGTTTCCGGCAGTGCCCTGATCGTACCCGATGAGATTGTTCCGCGCCGCTTTTGTCGCCATGTCTGCGATCATGGATGCGATTTTGGTGTCATTGAATCTTAAGACACAGAGCCACGGTCTGCTGTACCAGTTCATGATCTGATATTCCGTACCAGTCTGATCTCCTGCTTTCCCTCCTGCATATCTTCCGTTCTCATCATGTCCGCAGTTACTGATTTTTACCATTTTTGTTTCTCCTTTCTGTACTGCTCCCCTATAGTCCTTGTAGAACACATCCATATCAATATTTCCACTGATACCGGATACTTTTCCCTTGCTGGAATACTGCCAGCCAATTCCTGCTTTTGGTTTTACCCTTGTTTGCATTGTCCCATTGTCGGGGTCTGGGTAATGAGCAATCCAGCACTCATACTTTCTGAGTGCGTCAGTCAGAACGCCGTTGTACCAGTCCGTGTTGCAGTAGATACCGACCTTATAACCAGCTTTCTTCATTCTGGTCAGAAATGCGACTGCAATGTTTTCGACTGCCTGTTTACCGAGTTTTAGCTGATTAGACCACTCAAGGTCGTAGAACACCGGGAAGTCCAGCCCTCGCCCGTTCAGCGCGGCAATCACATCTTCTGCCTCGTCAATCGCCTGTGCCGGTGTCAGAGCGTAACTGTACTTATATCCACCGATAAGGATTCCGTTGCTCTTGCATCCCTTGTAGTTGTACTCGAATGAGCCGTCAACGCCGGACCTTTGGTGTATTCTCAAGATTGCGAATTTAACGCCGGATTTAGCCACTTTCGCCCAGTCTGGTTTTCCTTGATTGGATGATACGTCAATTCCTTTAATCTCCAAATTATCAACTCCTTTTATGAAACATATTTGTGGTGGCTGTAGCGTACAGATTCCTGCGCTACTTTTGCGTAAATCATAGTCGTGTCAAGTTTTTCATGTCCGAGCATCTTCTGTAAGTCAGTGACGTTCATTCCCCGCTCGAGCGCCATGCTTGCTGTTGTGTGGCGAATGAGATGCGGGTATAAGTGTCTGCCGATGCCGGAACGTTCGCCAATCTGCCGGACTATCTGCTCAATTTGCGTCTTTGTAATGCCCCGATATGGCTGACGGACGGTGGATATCACGCTGCCGGAATCACCTTTCCGGCTGAGCCAGTATTTCTTCAAAGCAACTTCGGCTCTGGCGTTGATATATGATATCCGGTGTTTGCTACCTTTCCCGAACAGATGGACTTCCTTAGTCCGAAAGTCAATGTCAGTTTTCTTCAGAATCACCATTTCAGAAACACGGCATCCGGTGCTGTAGAACAATTCCACAAGGGCTTTTTCTCGATAATCCTTGCAAGCATCCCGAACTAATTCCAGTTCGATATCAGACAACGGCTCACGTGGTTTGGCTTCAAACTTAATCGGATTTATTCGGCTACAAACATTTTTGGTCAGATACTCTTCCTTGACGCACCAGTCCAGAAACGTATGAATAATAAGACGTTTTCCGTCAATCGTCCGGTTGGTGTTTCTTGATATTTCCGTTAAATCTGGATGCCTTACTATTTAATTCATTAAGTGCTCCAACCACCGTCTTGTTGTTCGTCTGCAAGTTGCTGATGACCGCATTGGTCAGTTTCTCAACAATCCAGTTCCAGATTCCGCTGAACGGCGAAAGCTTGTTTGCCTTTGCCGCTGCATCGTAAATCATTAAGGAATCCGCATCCTCTGGTGTTGCTTTCTGTGAATACTCATTAAATTTTCCCATCTTGTAATCTCCTTTCTAACTCTTTGATACGTTTTTCTTGCTCGTCGACCTTTGCGCTAAGTTCCTGTATGGCTTTAATGGCGTAGTTGAGAAGATACGGACTGTTAATCTGCTTAACATCCATCTCGCCGTTTTCGTCATATCCGCCGCCCAGAGCCAAGTTCGGGTCGATTTCTTCCAGTTCGTCTGCCACGAAACCGATGTTTTGATGCCATCCGCCCATCCGTTCTTTCCAATCGAACTGACGGACTTTCATCTGGTTGACCGTTTCGAGAGCGTCTGTTTCGCTGTTTTCGATGTTTTCTTTTAAGCGGATGTCGGAAACTTGTGAGGTTGTATATAAATAGTCTGTGCTAAAGCCAGATCCACCCCATTTAGCACGGATTCCTAAACGTCTGTATGTTGCCGCATCTCCATGTTTACTGCCCGTTCCTGAAAAAAGATAGGCCACTTGCGAATCATCTGCGCTTACGGACGCTATCGGTTGTCTTTTGACTTTGCCGGATGTTTTTGCTTGATTTTCCAAGTCGTAAAACATAAGGGTTCCATTGACAGTTGAGTTTCCGCCTACGCTCAAGCTTTTGCCAATAGTTGCACTTCCATCTGTCGAAAAATTTGCTCCAAGTTCGCATCCGTCCGTAAAAAGTGAGTTTGTATTTATTCGGACTTTGTTGTTCAGATAGCGAACAATATAGCCTTCCCATTTTTTGCTCGTATCACCTTCCATCCAAAGTTCAGTCACGTTATTTTGGACTTTCTGTGCGTACAGCCCGTATTTTCCAAGCATCAGCGCATTGTAGTTGTCTGCATCTGTGTAGTCCGTATACAATCGCAATCCGGCAGTATTAAGAGATACCATTGGTTTTCCGGTGTTCTTATTAAGTACGACATATCCGGTATATCCTAATCTCGATATCTGATTTCCGTCAGCATCGTAAATCTTCAACTGACCATTTCCGTTATTCGTGCCGCCAAGACTGATAACGCCACCTTTCATGGCATTGAAAGAAATATACAGCGTCGTGTTCTCGCTTTCGTCCTTTTCGTAGTACAGACCCTTGAACTTCCCATCGTCTGACAGGATATCAACTATCTGCTCCTGTGTCAGTGATGCCACATCGACCGCTACGGAATATGTCTGGTAGTCCGCAAGTTTGCTCTTCGACTGGTCAAAATACAGTGAAACCTTGAGCATGTCATGAGCCTTGAGCGACAGTCCGTTGACATTAATATTCAGGCGGTCAAGTGCCGCAGTCTGCGATACCGTGAGTATTGCCCATGTAGCACCGCTGTCGGTGGATTTTTCCAGTTTCCACCAACCTTTTTGCGACTGTGCAACTTCTCCGTTTCCATCACGGTAGAACGAATCTACAATAAGCGACGACGGCGTTATTTTCTTGTCTGCTCCCATCAGCAACACATCTGCATTACTCTGAAAGAAGTAAGTCCTTCCGGCAGTCCCCTGTTCACCCTTAATCTTTGTCCAGCTATATTTCGTCGGGTCGGTGCTATCGTTTGGCGTGTAATCGGTATACTGCCCGATATACAGCTTATTGACGCTATCATCCACAGAGAAACCTGTTCTACCATCCGCACTGTTGGCATATGCGATATGGAAGTACGGCGTTTTTCCATTTACTCCCGGTGTTCCCGGCACGCCCTGCGCTCCGTCTGCCCCCTTAATCTTTGTCCAGCTATATTTCGTCGGGTCGGTGCTATCGTTTGGCGTGT